GGATTGTCACTGCACATATAACCTATAACTTTTTTACCTTTAAATTTATGGTAAACACGGTGACTAAATAAAGGTTTAGTTGGTTTTATAACTCTAACATTTCTAGTAAACCAAGCTTCGCAAGATTCAAATATCTCAAACCTTTCTTGTTTAATTTCATTACCAGGTGCTAAATAAAGCAAAGTTATAATAGTTATTTTTTCAAACATCTCAAACATTAGATCCAAGCTTTTAACTCTTCACCCATTATCTGTGTAGCAATATTAACTTTTTGTCGTAAAGCTTTTACAATTTTTTCATCAATGGTTTTTTCAGCCATAATATCAATATAAGTCATAGGTTTTTCTTGACCAATACGATCTATTCTTGCTTCTGATTGTTGCCTTTTCTCAAGATCGTAACCATTAGAATAATAAATCATTGTAGATGCACCTGTCAAAGTAATTCCATAACCACCTGTTTGTGGTGTACCAACTATAAACCTAACTTTACTATCAGGATCTTGAATCTTTTTGATTGCTTTTTGTCTATCTTCTGTAGATGTATCTCCAAAATAAGTTACAGTAGAACCTGGATATTTTTTCTCTAAAGCTTCAACAATACTTTCTATATCGTGTCTGTAGTGAGCCCAGATAACAGCTTTTCCTTCCATCTCTTCTATAATGTCTAATAATTCACCTAATCTATTTGATTTAATTTTTTGTACTGTTCCATCGTCAGATTTAAAATGACCACAAGTTATTTGATGTAGTCTCATTAACTGAGTAATAACAGTTGCTGTTGTAACCATTTTACCATTTAACACAGCTAGCGCACTTTCTTTCATTTGTTTGTAAACTTTCTTTTGCTCATCAGTTAACTCAATAATTCTTTTTGTATATGTTTTAGGCGGTAAATCTAAACAATCGTCTTTTAATACACGATAAGAGAAAGGTTTAAGTTGCTCTGATAGATGTCCTAAGTTTCTATAACCCACAACTATTTCTACCTGTCTTCCATTTACATTTATCTTTTTACATACTGCATATTTACTTTTAAATGCATACCAAGACTGTTGATCTAACAACCATTCATCTAAAAACTTGCATTGAGAATATAAATCTAACGGTGATTTGGTAACAGGTGAACCTGTAAGTATTCTTCTATATTTAGAATGTTTAGATAATATTAAGATGTTTTTAGTTCTCTTTGCATTTGGATTTTTTATTGTTGTAGATTCATCTATTCCTATCAAAGCTCTATGACTAGCTAAAAACTTATACGCATATTCACAACCTTTTTTTGTACTAAAAGCTTCAACATTCATAATGCAAATATGTAAATCTTCATCAGGTTTAAGTAATTTTTTCATGTCAGGAGCATCAGGTTTTGTTTGCCAAAAACCTATCTTTTTTTCTATGTGACTTGGTAAATGATTAGGTATTTCTGATTCTAACCAGTTTTTGTACACACCTTTTGGTGCTACTATTAAAGCAGCATTTATTTTACCTTTATCATAAAGCATAGCAATATTGTCTATAAGTACCTTAGATTTACCGGTACCCATCTCCATAAAGTATGCAAATACTTCTTTATCCCATGACATTTCAAGCGCTTTTAACTGATGTGCAAAAGGCTTGCTTTTAAATTTATAATCCATAATAATGTTTTACTTTCTATTGAAAGCGTATATATTATGTGCTAAAAAATGTCAAGAAAGTAATTTATGAATGATTATAGTAAAATAAAATCTAGTAGTTCAACAGTATATGTAATTCAAGATATACCAGGTACAAAAATGGGAGCACCAAAAATTAATATTATTGGAGCAACACAATTTGGACACCTTAAAGTATTATTACCAGAAAACTCACAAATAATTTTAAGTGCAGGTCCTTTAGTGTTTAAACTAAGAAAATTATTACAGGAATATAAAAAGAACGATTATCTTCTACTTACAGGCGATCCTGCTATCATAGGAGTTGCATGTTCTATTGTTTCTGACATTACAGGTGGAAAATACAACCTATTAAAATGGGATAAACAAGAAAGAAGATATTATCCAATAGAAATTGATTTATATCAAAAAGAAAGTTCTTGACATCCTATATTAAAAAGGTTATATAACCTTTAGAAATTATGAGTATAGATTATAGAAAAGACAAACAAGATTCGGTTGGGGCTGTAGCAAACCCAAATGAATTAGCAAATAAAGTTCAAGAGTTAAAAGAACTTGAAGATGAAATTGCAAACGCAGAAGCGTCTGTAAAAAAATTAAAAGAAAAAGCAAAAGTTCTTTCTTCATTTGAAATACCAGAGATGATGAAAGATATGAACATTACAAAATTAAAGCTGAAAGACGGTGAACAAATAGAAGTATCTAATTTTTACAGTGCATCTATTGTTGATCAAGATGCAGCTTTTAACTGGCTTCGTAATAACGGCCATGGTGATATTATTAAAAATGATGTCACTGTTACCTTTGGCATGGGCGAAGATAACAAGGCGGCAGAATATGCTGTCCTTGCAAAAGAAAGAGGATACGAACCTTTCCAGAAAGTGGGCGTACATCCTCAAACTTTAAAAGGGCTAGTCAGGGAGTGTCACGAGTCTGGAATCGAACTACCTGACTGCTTTAAAACTTACGTAGGTAACCGTACAAATATAAAGAGGAGTTAAATCTTATGGAAAAAAATGTGCAAACCAAAAAAGAGGCACAAACACCTTCTACTATTTTATATAGAGAAGATGCCGGAACAGGTTTTGAGAATGTAAGGCAAGAATCAGTTGCTTTACCTATCTTAAAACTTTTACAGAACGGATCTGGAGAAGCTCAGAAGCGTAATCAAAATTACGTTGAAGGTGCAGAACCAGGTATGTTCTTAAATATAGTTACAAAAAAACTATATGATGGTGATAAAGGAATCAGAGTTATTCCTTGTTACTATAAAATGGAATACCAAGAATGGGCAGAGTTTGGTACTGGTTCAGGAAGACCTGAACAGATCTATCCTGCTGATTCAGATATTCTATCTAAAACTACTAAAGATGGTGGTAAAGATAGATTAGAAAATGGTAATTACATTTTAACTGTTCATCAAAACTATGTCATTATCATAGGGGAAGATGGTACAGCTGAAAGAGCTTTGATATCTATGTCAGCATCTCAAGGTAAGATTGCTAGAAAATGGATATCTTTGCAGAAATCACAAACTGTTAAGGATGCTCAAGGTAGTTTTACCCCAGCGCCTTATGCTTTTAGTTATCATTTAGGTTCAGTCTTGAACACAGGTAAAGGTAATCAGTGGTATGGTTATTCTGTCGGATCACCAGAACAGGTGTCTGAAGCTAGCATTTACAATGCAGCTAAAGAATTTCATACTTCTATGAATAATTACGACAAGTAATTGACATATTTGGGCGCTATTCATTTAGCGCCCAAACTTTATTTGAGGGACAATGACAGACAGATTAATAGAAATTTTTAAAGGTTTAGAAAGTGCTTATGGTGCTACCAAAGCTTTACCAGAGATAAGAGCTGATGGTAAAAATGAAGTTAAATCATTTACTATAAAGAAACCAGTTACAAAAGAATTATGGGATAGACATCTTCAAGGTGTTGAACCAGCATTAGGTATCGTTCCAATTAACGAGGAAAACAAATGTAAGTGGGGATGTATTGATATTGATACATATCCTTTCGATCATAAAAAATTAATTAAAGAAATTAGAAAAAAAGAACTACCACTAATAGTATTTAGATCTAAATCTGGTGGTGCTCATGTGTTTTTATTTACAGAAGAGTTTATACCTGCCTCAGTTATAAGACAAAAACTACAAATGATGTCTTCGGCTTTAGGTTATGCAAAAGCAGAAATATTTCCAAAACAATCTAACATCAAAGCGGATAGAGGAGATATTGGTAACTTTTTAAATATGCCATATCATGGAGGTAATCGATCTGTTAGATATGCTTTTAGTGATGATGGTGAAGCTTTAAAAATAGATGAGTTTATAAAACTATATGACAAGTATGTTCAAACAGAAGAAAGTATAAGAAGTTTATTTGTAACTAAAGAAGATAAAAAAGAAATATTTCCAGATGGTCCACCATGTTTAAATACAATCATAGAAGAAGGGCCTATTGTTGAAGGTAATGGTGATGTAGCTGCATCTGGTCGTGATAATGGTTTATTTAATATTGGGGTTTATTTAAGAAAGGCTTTTCCTACAGACTGGAAAAATAAATTGGAAGATTATAATACATCTGAATATATAAATCCACCACTTAAATCAGACGATATTATTAGAATTAAAGAACAATTATCAAAAAAAGATTATGACTTTAGATGTAAAGACAAACCTATTTGTAATTTCTGTAATGAAAAACTTTGTTACACAAAACCTTTTGGCAAAGGCGGTGAAGTTAGAATGCCGGTTCTTACCACAATAAGAAAATATAAATCAGACCCACCAATATTTTTTGTCAGTGTTGATGATGACACAATAGAAGTTGATGCACCTACATTACATGATCCAGAAAAATTTAGTGTAAGATGTTTAGAAGAATTAGGAACACCTTTATTACCTATACCTAAATTAATTTGGAGAAAAAATATTGCATTGTTAATGAAGAATATGGAAGAGACAGAAGCTCCTGATGATACAAGAATTGATGTACAGTTAAAAGAAGTATTACAAGATTTTGTAAATAGAAATGGTAAGGATTGGAAATCTATTTTGAGTAGAAAACCATACACTATAAAAGGAATTACATATTTTAAATTTAAAGATTTTTGGTTGTATCTAATTAGAACTAGGTCCTGGCCAGAAAAATCTTATCCTAAAAATAAAACAATTAGATTAATAGAAGATTTATTTAAAGGAAGAGTCGAGACAGTAAGAATAGAAGATAAACAACATAAGGTTTGGGCTGTAGAGAATATGGAAATAGAAAAATATACACCTCAAATTACAAAAAAAGAACCAGCACCTTTTGAATGAGAACAATTATAGCAGGACCACCTGGAACAGGTAAGACACATACTTTAGTACATAAACATTTGTATAAAGAACTTTTTGAAAAGAAAACTGATCCCAAAAAAATTTGTTATATAACTTTTAGCACCGCTGCAGCTAGAGAAGCTAAAGAGAGAATATATAAAGAATATCCTTTTAAAGAATTTGAATGGATCTGTACTATGCATAGTATGGGCACCAAACAATTAAAGATTGATACCAATACACAGTTGTTAAAAGGAAAGAACTGGAACGCATTTAAAAATAAATACGGTCATACTGAATTACATTTTGAAACTGTTGAACATCCAAATGGTTATCAAGAATATAAAAATCAATATATGAAAATTATAGAATACTCTAGGTCAAAGAGATTAGAGCTACAAGAAGCAGCGATACAGTTGGATTTAATTGATTTTATTAGTGAACCATTACTAATTCAACTTAATAACGACATCATAAGTTACAAAGAAGATTACACCATGTTTGAATTTTCAGACATGATTTCAAAGTTTGTTGAGAAAAAATTATGTCCCTCCCTCGATGTAGTTTTTCTCGATGAAGCCCAAGATCTGAATCCTTTGCAATGGGAAATGTTTTTTTACATAGAGTCTCAGTGTAAAAGATCTTACATTGCAGGGGATGATGATCAGGCGATCTATGCGTTTCAAGGAGCTGATCCTAAAACGTTTATTAATCTACAAGGTACACCAGACCATCAAACAAAGTCAAGAAGAGTGCCTAAATCAGTCCATAAATTAGCATTATCTATTTTAGAAAATATTGATGAAAGAAGAGATAAAACTTGGGAACCAAGAGACGCTGAAGGAAATGTATTTGAAAGTTTAGAATTAGAAGACATAGATTTTAGTAAAGGCCAATGGATGATTCTTACAAGAACCAATGACCAAATGAAAAATTTAATGCCATTCTTTGAAAACACTGGATACAGGTTTGATTGTAAGTTCAACGATCTACTGCCTGTTTCAATTGTAAACGCTATAAATGATTGGGCTAGATTAAATAAAGGTGCAAGTATATCTGGAGATGAAGCTAAAAATATTTATGAATATTTAAGTTATGACAAAGGTCACGTAGCTTATGGATTTTCAAGTGGTAAAACACTTAATAATGTAGATTCAATTGATATTGATGAACTTAGAGAAGAGCATGGTTTGCTAGTCTCTGGTCCCTGGATTAATTTAAATTTTTCTGAAGCACAGAAGAATTATATCGAGGAGCTAGTGGCAAGAGGCGAGGATTTATCTAAACCAGCTAGGATTAAAATATCTACAATTCATGGAGTTAAAGGAAAAGAATCACAAAATGTAATTTTATTTACAGATTTGGAAAGAATTATTTACGAAGCAGCGCAAGTAAATAAAGACACTGAACACAGATTATTCTTTGTTGGTGTCACAAGAGCAAAAGAGAATCTTTATATAATGAATCAAGGTTCTAATTATCAATATAACATAGGAGAAGAAATAATATGACAGATGTAAAAGCGTTTGAAAAAATGATGGACGAAGAAAAACCACACTACAAGCAGGTAGGAGGATCTCACTATATGTATTTTGACATACAGCCATACGAGTTTATTTCTAAAAATAATCTCTCTTTCTTTCAAGGCTGTGTTGTGAAGTACGTTTGTAGATACATGCACAAAAACGGAATAGAAGATCTTGATAAGATCATTCACTATTGCGAATTAGAGAAAAAGAAGTTAAAAGATAAAAAGAAAAAGAAATAATGTTTACA